AAGAGGACTGAATCAGGTTTAGTAATGTCGCTAACAGGTAGATTACAAATGTCAGCGATACTAAGCACAGGATAATGTTTTTCAGGACTTCTATCCTTACCTTTATCTGACCTCGTTTTAAATAACCAAGGAGGGTCTGCATATATCACTCCGTATTTTTTGTTTGGAAAATTAACCAAAGAAAGCCTCCAGACTTGCTTGTGGTTCTGCCTTCCACCCTATTGCGTCTAATATAAATCTCATAGGGTCAAGGAAAGTTTTTTCAAATTGTATATCATAATCAACATATTGTTGTAATTTAAATTCTGGTGGTAGATTAGTCATATAACTTATGACATCAAACTTAAAAGGGTTTGCCTCTTTTAGTTTAATAAATTTAATCTTATCGCCTTCTTGTATCAAGGGATACTTTTGTTGTAGACCAAGTTTATGTATTTGATAATTGTATATCAACGCACCTTTAACATGTATTGGTGTTCCCTTGATAAAGATATTGGCATGGTCACGATATTTTCTTAAATTATTACATGACCTAGGAAAAGCAATTTGCTCTGCCCTCATATCAAAAAATTCTTTTCTAAAATCTGCAACTAGTTTATGTAAATCTTTTTGTTCTTTTGCCATAATAACTTTAATTGCCTCTTTAATTTTACCACGACAAACTTGTGGTGTTGATGATTTAACTGCCTCAATACCCATAAGTTTAAGTTTAGGTTCTGCAAGTCTAACACCTTCCTCATCAAGAACATTTAACATATATCTTTTCTTTGCAACCCATATACCTTTGTTAGCAATTACCTCTCGTTTCATAACCATGGCATTTTTAAATGCGTTAGAATAATCTGCTAACTCATCAAAACATTTTGCAATATATGGTTCTAGTTTTTGTTCACAAACTTTATTTAAAAAGTCAACTATTTGTTCAGTAGATTTACCTTGACAAGTTTTTTCTACAAGTTTACCAAATCTTACATAAATTGAATCTGTATCAGACGCAACAATATAATCAACATGGTCTTTTGTTTGTAAAACACTATTTAAATATTCATTTACTTTCTTCTCAATAAATCTAATAATAAACTGACCAGCTGTTGTAATACCACTTGCCTGTCTTACATCATAATATCTAAAGTATTGATTGCCTACTGCACCATAAGCTGAGTTTAAGGCAATCTTTTTTGACCATTGTATATTATGACATCTTGCAATTTCTTTTACTAGTTGAGGATTTTTAGTTCTTTCATATTGTTGTTTTGCCTTAATCATTCGTTTCTTAAATACAACTCTTTCATTGTACATCTTTTCCATCATTTCAGGTAAGAAACCTTGACTATCATTTTTAAACTTTGCACCGTTAGGTGTTAAACAAGCACCCTCTGTTTTAAGATAATTAAGTGGTACTTTCATATCTAACATTTTATTTACATTAATACCATGAGAAGATTCACCTACAATCTTTTCTGGTGATATATTATATTGTATAATAATATGTGGATATAGAGAGTTAATATCAAATGAAACAATCCAATCATGGCCACCTAGTATTGGTTCTTTTACATAAGCGCCTTCATATTTTGTTTCTTTACTATGTTCTTCTCTTGGTGGCACACATATATTCTTTTGCATTAAATGGTTTGCAATCAATGTGTCCCATACTCTAACTTGTGAGAATATATCATCATAGTTTACTTTTGAATCATATGCAACCGTTAAACTTAAATCAATAAGACCAAGTTTATCTTCTAATGCGTCAACAATTTCAACATCTTGAATATTATAATCTACAAAGTTTTGAAAATCTTTTGTATAGAAATCTTTAAATGTATCGTAAGGGTTTTCGTTTTTGTTTTTACCTAGTTCTAGTTCACCAATAAAGTCTAGTTTATAACTTTCTTGTCTTGTTGGTATAAACCATTTGTACAAATCAAGATAATCTAACATACAGATACCAAATAACTGATAGACGGTTTGTGGCCTACCTCTTACAGATATTTCTTCTCTATTGATTAAATTCCAAGGCGACATTCTATTTGCAACTTTATCACCTGCAATTAATTTAATTCTATTCATTAAATAAGGTAAGTCAAAAAACTTGGTGTTCCAACCTGTAATAACATCTGGATAATTTTTCAACCAAAATTTCATAAACTCAAACATTAATTGTTTTTCGTCTTTACATTTTACATAAGTTATATCAGTTCTATCTGTATGAAAATCACCTACACCCCAAGTTAATATTTGTTTATTAGATTGATTTTTTACCGTGATACAAAGTAATTCTTCAACAGGATTTTCTACATCTGGAAAACCACCTTCACAAGTTGTTTCTATATCTAATGTAAATATTTTTATATGGTCTTTATCCCATTCTATATTTTCAGGATATTCTGTACCAATATATTGATAATGATATCTTTCAAGACCAAAGATAGGAGAGTTTTGTGTTGCCACTTCTTTACGAAACTTACGAGCTGCACTAATATTAGTAAACTCAATAGGTTTTAAATATTGACCTTGTAATGTTTTATATTGTGAGTGTTCTTGTGTTAGGGCGTAGAGAGTAGGACCAAAGTCTATTTTATCTTTATAGTCTTTGCCATTTAAGACACCACGAATTAGTAATTTGCCTTTATGTTCTATTACATTCTTATAAAAGTTCATGCTTTCTCAATTTCACCGTTACATTATTTAAATCATCATTTAATTGTATCTGACATGCCAACCTTGACACGCCTTCTATATAATCTTTTTCATATTCTAATAAAGATTGTTCTAAAGAATTTTGTTTTATTTTCAATCTTTCCAACCATACATCATCTACATGAATATGGCAAGTCGCACATGCACATGAGCCACCACAATCTGCTGGTATTTCACGCAATTGTAATTCTTTGGCAGCTTCCATAATGGTACTACCAACAGGCATGTCTACCGATATCGTTTCGGTATCTCTTATAAAATTAACTTTTACCATTAACCTGGCAATTTAGTTTCTGTTATAAGTCCTTTATTTGGTGTAAGTATCTTACTAGTATTTGCTTCGTAAGAATTTCTGATTTCGTCTTTTGGCTCGGTCATAAAAACCACTTTGTCTTTAGCAACCTCAACTTTTTCACCCTTCCCAAACGCATTGTATAAACTCATCATTAATTGAACCGGTTTACCAGGTCCCATTTGTTGAGGAATAATTACAAAAGGTTTGTTTAAGGTAACTTTTTCTGAGCCCTCATCAACTTTGGCAATCACATCTTCACCAGTTGTCATTCTTATCACTTTCACATCACTCATCTTATCTCCTAATCTAAACTATATTTAGTTGTAATCACATATTTTCTTTGAGGATTTACCAATACATTTAATCGTTTCATAAATGCTCTGTCAAGTAAAATAGGTGTTCTATCTTCTCTATCATCTATGGTAAATTCTACATCATTGTAATAACCACCAGCAAACTCAACATCAAGTCTTATAACATATCTTGTTTCGTCATAATCTCTTAAGCCGCCTACTTTAATTTCTTCTTTTTTAATTATTTTAGATGTAATGGTTTTTTCTAACAAAGTCCATGTGATTTCGTTTCCTTTAATTTTATATTTGTCGGCATGAATAACAGGCATGCCAGAATTACCCGTATCAAATTTTGATACTAAATCACCAAAAGGTTTTATGGTCAAAATTTCTTTAAAACCACATTCAGTTGGCACCGTGTATCTGTTTTCTCCGTCTGCAAAATGATTGATAACATCTTTTGCAATATTCATTCCTGTTGCGTCCTCTATACCCTCTGTACCAGGCGAAGAGTTTACTTCAAGAAAATAAGGTGGTTCTTTATCTCTGTTTTTGCTTGGTATAAAGTCAACAGCAGTCCAATAACCACCAACTGCCTTAGCAGCTTTTAAAGTTTCTTCTATTTCTAATTCTGTTAATTTAATATTTTTAGGTTTTGAACCTTGTGATACATTTGACCTAAATTCTCCTTCAATAACTGGTCTTGCCATGGCAGCCAATACTTTACCACCTAAAACATGAGCCCTTACATCATATTCTGTTTTGATATATTCTTGTATTAATAAATCTGCGTCTTCATCTTGTTTATGAATAAGTTGAACAATAGAATCTAAACCTTTTTCACTATCTATAAACAAGACACCAACACCTTTACTACCTCTTAATGTTTTCATAATAAGAGGAAACTTAATATCAGCCTCTGCAACCTGGTCATTTGCTTTTTCGGGGTCGCTAATTAATTTTGTTTTTGGTTGTGTTAGACCATAATCTGCAAGTCTTAATGCTGTTCTATACTTGTCAGCACATATGTTAATTGTAGTTCTAGGATTTACTAGAGTTGCATTTGCTCTTTCAAGGATTGAAACAAGGTCCATCCAACTATCTTTTCTAGTTACAGAACCACGCACAATTGCAACGGTCATGGCGCCAACTTCAAAACCTTTTTTATCATCTTGATTGTGAAATCTACGAATACCGTCCTCGTAAGTTGTATAACCACCTGTAAGTTTAAACAAATAGTAAGGATAGTTTAACTTCTTACATTCTTCTTGTAGTCTATCAGCAGTATGAAACTCTTTAGCGTTATCTGGTTCGTCTGTAATAATCAATAGACGCAAAAACTTTTTATCGCCTTTAGCTTCTTCTAGGTAATTTTTAAACGGTTGTACTTGCATTGTTACTATCTTCAGGTTTTTTGCCTATATTATATTTAGCAACCAAATTCCATTCTTTTTTTTCTTTAAATGGTAATACTTTGATTTGACTTAATGGCGCTTTGTTTTCTACTAATGCTGTGTTAACAACATCAATTAAATTCCAATCTTGTAGTAATAATGCTATTGTATTTCGTCTTTGTATGTCGTTTTCTGACAAGGTAGATGTTTTACCATCTAGGGCAAATAACTCTTTAAAGTGTGTTATGTAATATTTACCTTGTTTATGTAAGATATGACAACTCTGAAAAAGTGTTTTATCTTTACGACTTGCAACACCAATTCTAGTTAGGGTTTCTCTGACTTTTAAGAAATCGTCAGGTTGTTTTATGGTCACTTCAAGCATATCTGCTGGCGACCAACTTATAGTATCTTCACTCATTTCCTTCTCCCACCTTTTTTCAGGCCTAATTTTATATTCTCAATTTGGTCATCTGAAAGTAGGTTAAGAGCTTCTTTTGCTTTCTGATTACTATAACCATAATACTCTTTTATTACTTCAAGGTCTTTGACTTTCTTTTGCGACAGCCATTTCCCACCAAATCGCCTCTTTTTTCTTATACTATTTATAAAATAGTGAAATTGCATACGCTTTGGTAAAAAATGTAGTCCGTTCATTTCATTACTATGCATTATTGTATCATAGAACATAGACAAACATCTATTAATAATAAATGTAGGATATTTCTTTTCCCACATTATATCATCTGAATCTAAAAGTGGTTCTTTAGTTTCATTTATAGATTTCAGATAATCTTTTAATTCATACATTACTTAAACTTACAATTGGCCATTATTTCTGTAAGACAGGCAACCATATTAATCTCTTGGTCTGCCACAAAAGCAGACTTATATTGATAGCCAGCAATGATTAATATTGATTGAGGAATAGATTGTGATTCAACTGCCTTATACATTAATTCATAAATGGTACTAAACAATGATGATGGCTCTTTGTCAAGATTGTTTATAACCCATTTACGCATGTCATTAAATCTTTTTTCTTTTAAGATTTTTACAAGTTCTTTTGTATTTGCCTCTGATAAACTAAACAAAATACCACTATCAATCTTACCTCTTACAGAATATCTTTGAAGTTCGTTGATAGTTCTTCTAAAGTCTGGATAATATTTTTGTATTAACTCTGCTAATACTTTCTTATCATACTCTATTTGTTCGTCATCAAGGACTTTGCCTAGCCTTTTTAATAATGCCTGTGCCGTTTTTACTTTTTGACCGTTCTTAATCGCAAAGTCAATGACCGTACACCTACTATGTAAAGCAGGTAAAATTTTATTCTTGTAGTTACAAGTAAATATAAATCTACAATTTTTGTAAAATGTTTCTATGAAATTTCTTAAAGCAGGTTGTACAGACTCAGCATTCATATAGTCTGCCTCATCTACAATTACCACTTTATGATTAGATTGTTCAGTTAATGATACGGTAGAAGCAAAGTTTTTAATCTTATTTCTTAATGTATCAATCTGTCGGCCTTCATCTGAACCATTAATTATAATATAATCTGCGCCTAGTTCCTCGCATAATGCACGAGCAACGGTAGTTTTACCAGTACCTTGTGTACCAGATAATAACAGATTAGGTATTTCTTTTTGTTTTAGAAATTCAGTAAATGTTTTTTTGATATCTTCGGTTAAGATACATTCACTTATTTTTTTAGGACGGTATTTCTCCACCCATAGGTATTCTGACATAATATAATTCTCACTTGTTTATAATTAAAATTCACTATCTGGTTCGATAGCAACCCAATATTGAATTGGTTTATTTCTATTTATAAAGTGAGATATTTTTTGTGAAGAAATAGCCACATCATAATCGTCCTGTATCATTTTAAAGTTCTCTGTTTTAAAGTATGCTTTAAAAGTCTTATCAGTTTCACCAACTACAATTGAATAGTCGTTAGATGATGGCGTCTTTTTGTCAGTAGCAACTAACTTAATTTCTTTACCATCACCTGTAACTGCAATGTCTGGTAAATTAAGTGTAGTAACACCTTTCATTAATTTTGCGAATATATCTTTTTTCAAAGAAAATGTAACATACTTATCAGGCATGTTTATCATTTTAGTAGGTGCAACAACCACCGACTTATCTGCAAAATAATATTTAATAGATTGTTTTGAATTACTATCTGCAATTGTTAGATTTTGACCACCATTAAATTTAAGGTCTGACTTATCAAATAAGTCAACAGCTCTTAAAAATTCAGGCAAGTCATAGATAGCAAACTCTTGGTCAAACTTTTCTTTAACATCAGCTTGTGCTAAAATG